ACCATTACCAACTGCCAAACCTTCTGCAAATGGGTTTGCAACCATGCCGTAACGAGTCTTAAATCCAATTTTTGGTTGGAATGTGAACTGGTCAACTGCACGAACCATTTGTAGAGGAACGTATGGGCAATAGAACAAGCCTGCATCATATGGTGATGAACCTTTGTAGCCAATTGTAACCAACTCTTGGTTAGTTGTGTAACCGCCATAATATGGATCGATGTACACTTTGATACGACCGTGCAACATACCAGCAAATGTATTGCCTGTATCATCAACTTGCAAGTCAGCTTGTAGAGCTGGTGTGTATGATAGAACACCTGCCATAGCCATTGCGGAAGCTACGTCAGAAGAAACAATCAACACATTACCTTTACCTCTACGAGTTTGTTTTGCAATAACGTTAGCATCACGTTCGATTTGGAAAATCAAACCTTTGAAACGTTCAACAGACCAACGACCGTTAGAGTCAGTATCTAAGTCGAAATAACCAGCAGTTGTTGTACCATATTGAGCACCAATCTTTGCAGATGTGTAAATTGTACGGATAACTTCACGGTTAATTTCAGAAAGAATCTCAGTAGATAGAATGTTAGACAATTCTGTCTCAGCATCCAAACCGTGGATTGCTTTCAAGTCTTGTGCTAGTTCTAGTGAGTATTCAGCTTTCAATGCTCTTGATTGTGCAGTAACAGTAACTTTCTCGATAGAGAATGCCATTTGTTGGAATGCAGCGTTAGCATCAGAACCCAAATATTCAGCAACGCTTGTTGGCATGCCGATACCAGATGTAACGTTGTTAGCTAATGCAACAGCAGTTTGTGTATTTGCTGTAGTATCAGTTGCTGTGTTACCAACGAAACCGTATGGGTTAGCAATAGAAGAAACACCAGAGAAAATTGTGTTTGCTTCGTTATAGAATGCTTCAGAACCTTGTTGGCCTGAATAACGAGCACGCATTGCAAAGATTAGACCTGTAGGTCCAGTCATAGGTTGAACACCTGCAACGTCATAAGCAATCAAGTTAGGTAGTGAACGGCGAACCAAACTGATTAAGATTGGATCGAAATTGCTGATACCAGAACCTGTAACGTTAGTTGGACCAGGATCAGATGCAGTCTCGTTCAATGCCATGCGGTCTTGACGCATTGCTTGTGCTTGGTTCTCCAATACTAAAGCTGTAACGCTTCTTTTGTATGGATCTTTAATAGCTTCTAATTCTGGGTGTTCCAGAATAGGTTGCCATTTCTTTTGTAGTTCTTCTGTCATAAACATGTGGATAACTCCTTAATTGAAACTTTTATTTATTATTTTTTGTTATTCTTATTTTTTATTAAGAATACCAACGACTTGTTCCATCAAAGGATCTGCGGACTTAACAGTCTTCGTATCTTCTTCGATGTGGACTTCATCATCTAAAGCAGAATTGTCTGCAACCTTAACGTCAACTTTGAAGTATGATTCTTTTAGAGTTGACAACTTGTCTGCAAATTCTTCTTCAGTAGTAAATTCCACACCCTCTGCGAGTGATTTTAATTTTTCTACTTGAGTTTGCGTTAGGCCTTCACACGCTGTGTAGATTGCCTCAATTTTTCTTTGTTCGTTTAATGCCTTAGACAAGTCAATGTTTGTATTGATTTGTTCGTTTAGTTGTTCTTCTAATTCAGCAACTTTATCTGCCATCTCAGAAACAATATCAACCTTGTCTTCAGGAATATCAATGTAGTGTTCGATGAATAGGTTACGTAAACCACCAATGAATTCTTCTGCAATTTCAGCACGTAGGCCTGTATCAATTGCTAATTCATTTTCTTTCATGTATTCTTCTGCGATGTAGTTTAGATAGTCATCAACTTTAGATGCCAAATCTTCTTTAACTTGTTCTACAGCAGTTTCAAATTGCTCAACTAAATTAGATTCAATTTGTTCTGCAATTTGTTCAATGCGTGAGTGAACAGCAGCTTCAAAAATTGTAGTTGCTTTTTGTGCAAATTCTTCTGATAGATTTTCACCAGCTAACAAAGCACGAATGTCATCGGACATATCAAATGATTCATTGTGTCCCATAGACTGAGAACCAGCTGTGTGTGAACCATCATAGTGTTGGAATGTAGCACCTTTGTTCATACCAAATGTATTTTTTGGTAATGTTTCTGCTTGACGGTCACGAATTTTTTCGTATTGGTTACCGTTCAATTGGTCAGGATGCATAACATCTTTACGACCCATTGTTTCTTGTGGTTGACCTTGTGGTCTAGAAGCGCCAACGCCTGCTTTTTCTGAACCTACTGGAGGTGTTGCACCTGGTGGCACAGCAGATGGAGTACCTTTTAGGTAATCTGGTAGCTCGTCATCCATTTTTTGTGGATTGTGACCAATGATACCTGCGTCATGTTGACCATATGCAGTTGATGCTGGTAATCTATCATCACCGACTTCACCTTTTGGATGATGGTCTTGACCACGTTGACCTCTCTTAGCAGCAATGTTAGCATCAAAAGTTTCTTTAGAACCTTCTAAGATTGCACTAGCGGCTTCAGACAGTTTGAATTTTTTTGTTGTCATCTAAAAATCTCCTTGATTTTATATTTGGTATTTATTGATTATAGTTTTTTCATGAAGTTTTCAAATATGCGAAGACTTACTGCCTCGATTTCCGCACGTGTAGCAGTTTTGATTTCTCTAATTGCTTGTGCATGTTCTACTTCAGTCCAAACACCATTTACCAACATCCATTCTTTTCCTTCCATAATGCCTTGAACAAAAGCTCCAGGCGCAGAAGGGTCTGCTACAATATCCGCCGCTGTGGCCAGATAAAAGTCGGGCTGTACAACATTAACACCGTTAACATTTTTTAGTGAGCCCATACCCCTTGAAGAAACACCTAACTGTGCACCGCCTTCAATCAACTGGCGGGCAATGTTACCCATTGGTGTTTCTAATATTTTTGCTTTACCAATCCATTGTGTACCATCTTCACGCAATCCAACAATCATGTGTGAAACACGGTCTAGATTAATAGTAGGAGAATCAGGATGTCCTAATTCACCAAACGCACGGTTTTTATTTATGTATTCTTCTGTATAACGATGAACTTCTTTCTTCATCGTGTTGTATTCGTATAAACGGCCGTTCTTGTTTTTCTTTTCAGCAACCAAAAATGGACCTTCAATAAACAAAGCTTTCTTTCCGTCTTTGTCTTCTGTTAGGTAATTAACCGTTTCGTAGATTTCTTTGATTAATTTCATGGCGTTACTTTGTAAGCTCCGTAGTTGAATGCTGCAGGATCATTGAACTGGCCACGTTGATACATTGCATTGTCTTTACGCAACTCAATGAATAATGTATAAGCACAGTTAGCACTTAATCCAAAAGTTTGTACTCCAATGTCGCCTGTTTTTCCAGGTGCATTATTGTAAATAGAAACCATACCTTGGTCTTCAGAATATTGACCACACAAATCCATGTTCATGATTGGTGTATTATTTCCTGTAGAACTGTACCAAAACAATTCAACATATCCTTTTTGTTGTGATGCAATATTATAACCAATTCTAGAAATTGATAAACCATAGTATGGTAATGGTGTGTTACTTAAACTTAATGCAGTATACAATGGTGCACCGTTAGCATCTAACGCACCATACAATGTGTTAGCTTGAATTCTAAAGTTATTAGATTCTTGTCCTGTACCATCAAAATTTGCAGTTAGTTTGATAACTGTTTTTTGAGTGGTATCTTTTAAGATTTCGTATGTATAAATGTTTGCCATGTTTGTTCCTAATATTACGGTGTAAGTTTGTACGAACCGTAGTTAAATGCTGCTGGATCTTGGAACTGGCCACGAGCATACATTGCGTTGTTTTTACGTAGAGTAACAATTAATGTATATGCGGAATTTGGTGTTGCGCCTGTTGTCATTATTCCTATGTCACCATTTCCACCAATTGCATTGTTTAGAATAGAAGGTAACTGTTCGCCTAATCCAAATTCGCCTTGCAAATTCAAATGGAAAATTGTCGATGAATTGGCATATTGTGCATTAAAGTTTGCTCCGCCACCATTCCAGTATATCTCTACACCACCAACATTTGATGTTGGAAAATTAACGTAGTATTTTAATCCAGTTAATTGTAAATCATAATAAGATAAAGCAGTATTACTCAAACTTTGTGAAGAATGTAATTGAGCGCCATTTGCATCTAAAGCAAAAGAAAGTGTATTGGCCTGAATACGAGAACCATTGGCTTCTTGGCCAGAGCCATCAAACGCTGCTGTAATTTTAATAACAGAATCCGTTTGAGTATCTCTTAAAACTTGATATGTAAATTTATTTGCCATGGTTCTTTATTTCAATAGTATTAAGTATTTATAACTAATTAATAAGCTTCTTTCTTCATCATTTTCTTCTTCATCATTTTGTGTTTCATTTCATCTTCTTCTTCTTCATTCATACCATATTCAAATTCTTCAAATTTTCCACCTTTTGCTTTTAATTTACTATGAGCTTTTTGTAGGTGAGCTACTTTCTTTTGTTTTTCCGCTGGACTCATAAAAGGTGCATTTTGTTTGAATTTAGATACACCTTTGTGTAAGTAAGAATTCAATGAATCTTTGGACAATTCATCCAATTGTTCTTCATCCAATTCTTCTACTTCTTCATGCATACCGTGCTTTGGTTTTTCTTCTTCTTTTTTCATGTGATGAGTTTCATCTTCCTTTTTCATCATCTTGTGTTTCATTTCTTTTTCTTCTTGTGTTACCAAGCCTTGAGCAATCTCTTGTTTCTTAGCTTCAATGTGTGCAGTAACACGGTCATGAATAGCAGAATATAATGCTGCTCTAAAATTAACAGCATCATCTTGTGCTGCATAATCAATTAAATTTCTTGTTGTATCGGACATATTAATCTCCCAGTTGAAAAATGGTGGTTATATTTATTGGTTTGAAGGATTCTTTTCTTTACTTTGGTCTAATCGCATATCTAATTGATTTTGATGTTCTGCATCTTCTTGACCAATTTGAGAAACCATTTGTTGTTGTGCTACATTATTAGTAACACCAACTGGCAATCCTAAACCTGCATCTTTTTCATCTTCAATTTCTCCTTGCATGACTTTAATTTCATCGTCATTCAAACGCAATACGTTACGTTGAATCCATGCTTGAGAGAAATAACGACCTGTATATGGGTCTACCGATGCCAACAATTGAAGTCTGTTAGTCATCAACTCGGCTTCTTTTAATTCAGTAAAGTTATTGTCTTTAATAAAGTTATAGTGAATATGTTCTTTGAATTCATTCCATTCTGCATCTGTACAGATACCTTTAAGAACACATTGTACACGCAATGCTTGGTCAAACAAGTCAGAGAACTTAGCTCTCATGCGACCGACAAATTTAGCAAACTTTAATTCATCTCTTGTGATTTCACCAACACGACCTAAAGAGAAACCTGATTGGTTTGGATCAAGTCTGGATACTGGAACATTCAAAGACTTATACAGTTTCTTTTCAAAATACTTAACGTCTTCCAACTCGCCTAGGTTCTGTCCACCAGGTAATGTTGTAATCTCTGTACCTTTGCCGCCTTCTCTACGTGGTAACCAGAAGTCTTCCATCATGGACAAGAACTTACGGTCATCACGGACTTCACCTGTATTGGCATCATATACAAGTTTGTTCTTGTATTTTACCATGATGTCACGTAGATATTGTTCTGCTTTTAACTTTGGCAAATTTCCAACATCAATATAAAAAATGCGGCGCTCAGGTGCACGGCTAATACGGTAGATAACAGTTGCATCTTCAATCATCCTTAATTGATTAAGCGGTTTAATTGCTTTGTGTAGATATGATAAAACAACTGCACGGCGTGAGTCCATTAAACCAGAAACAACTGAAATAATAGAGTCTGTTGTAATACGAGTACCAACTGGACCATAATTTGTGGAACTGCCAGTGGTTACTTTGTCGTTAAAAATATAATATTCGTTTACGGTGTTAACAACTTCAACACCTGTACGTTCATCTTTTTGTTTCTTGACCTCACGGATTTTGCGTAGTTTACGTGGGTCAATATAACGTAATTCTTTGATACCTTGAGTTGGTTGCTCACGGTCTATGATAATATGGTAATATAATTTTCCGTCAATGTAGTATCTGCGGAAAATATCTTGAGCCATATTCTTGTAATTCAACATCTTCATTACTGTGTTGAATTCGGCTTTGATTGCTTTTTTAATCTTGTCTGGTTGTTCTAAGTCATCCAGAATAATTTGCAGAATCTTGCCGTCATCGTCTTGGCAGATTGCTTCGTTTACAATGTCGTCAATGGCAGATTCAATTTCTGGTTGCATTGCCATTTCACGATAACGAGATATTAGTTCTACCTCGTTCTTTGCAGTTCCATCTAAGTCTACGTATGTACCATAATATGCGGCAGATGTAATCGTTAATGCACCATCATCATTTGCTGGTGGGCTAAATGATTGTTGCGTTTCTTGCTGGTCTTCACCACGAGAGATGGTAAAGCCAAATAAAGAGAATTTATTTGCCATTTTGTTCCAATTTTCAATTCAAAAACACATAAAAAGGGACCGAAGTCCCTTTCATAAAATTAAGATGTAGTAGCTGTAGTGTTTGTAGATGTCCAGTATTGATATGCAAATGTTACTGTGAATTCTTCAATAGTATCATTTGAACCCCAATCTAAATCGATTGGAGATAAATCAACGGGGAACATACCAACAAAGTCATACGCCTTGATAGCACCTGCTAAACCATCAGCACCACCAGTTTTTGCATACTGATAAACGTGAGCATCAGATGTATAACCTAATGCTTGCGTTGTAGTGAAGTTATTTGATTGTACAGAAGTACCTCTCAAATTACCTTGGTTACTGTTTATATAGTTCATCCATGCTTCGATGGAATTACGAATGATAAAGTTCTCATCGTTAACAATTGTAATTGTCCAATCAGCAAATGTTCTATTGCCAGCAAATTTTACTTCACGACCAAAGTAATACATTGGGACTGTGCCCAATGTAGAACCTGGAAGTTGAGCAGCTTTTGCTAGGAAAGATAAAGATGTTGATGAACTTCCTGCCGCAGGGTTAGCACCAGGTGCATTTTGTCCAGTTGGGATATTTGGAATACTTACCTGGAACAAATTTGGGCGGGCGCCATCGCCTGTTAGGCGTGTTGTGAAGTCGCTAATTTGAAATGCCATTTTATTCTCCTATTTGTTCTTATTTATTAAGCTGTTGTAGTGGTAATTGTTGAGAAATTAACACCAGTTCCAACTGCAACAAAATTCAACTGGATAAAGTTAATAGAACGAGCAGGTTGAATATAAATGTCACCAACAAATTGATTGCTGTTGATAATTTGTGGTGTATTATTTGTGTTGTCACAAACAACTTGGAACGCATTAATACCACGTTGGCCTTGAACGTTACGCAAGAATGGAGTTACTAAAGACACAAATTGTGCTTGTGTAAATGCATCATTGAATTCAAACAATGAGTATTGAGCAGCTCTCTTAATTGCTTGTTCAAGTGTGATAAACAATCTGCGAACATTAATTCTATCAAATGCAGAAGGTTGTGATTGCATTGTTTTGTCACCAAACAATACTGTACCTTGACCAGGAAATGAAGCAACTGGATTAACAGCAACTTGATACAATGCATCACGGTCAGATTGAACTGGATTCCATGCCAACTTGATAACGTTCTTGATAACGCCACGGTTGTAACCAGCAGGAGACCACCATGGATTGTTTGCTGTGTCTGTGTATACACATAGACCTGCAATATCACCATTCAATGGAACCCAACGGTATACATTG